GCTATTTTGATGGCAACATTTTTAGGAGACATTATTGATTTTATAAATGAGAAATTTAAAAATCAAAAAGATGAATCAAAAGATACTGCAAAGGCATTAGATGATTTTTCAAAGTCATCAGCCGTTGCATCAGCATCACAAGTAGCTCTTGCAACATCAATTGATAGAACAAATGCGGCACTTGCAAGGCAGAATATGTTATCACAAGGCGGTGGTTCAAAAGGCTCTTTGATTGGCTCTGTACTAGGTTTTGCTGTAGGTGGATCAAAAGGTTCTGCTATTGGATCAGTTTTAGGTGGTTTCTTTGCTGAAGGTGGTAGACCACCAATTAATCGACCAAGTATTGTAGGCGAAAAAGGTGCTGAATTATTTGTACCTGACTCTGCTGGAACTATAATTCCAAACAATCAATTAGGTGGATCAACAAATGTTACATTTAATATTAATACAGTTGATGCAAGAGGTTTCAATGAATTGTTGCAAGGAAGTCGAGGCATGATAGTTAATATGATAAATTCAGCAGTAAATGAAAGAGGGAGAGGTAATCTAATATGAGCGGTGCTTTACCTAACACAGATTTTCAAGCTATTAATTTTAGAAGTGAACAAAGAACTCTTGTTTCAAGAACAGATAGTGGCAAAACTTTTAGAAGACAAATTGACGGACAAAGGTGGAGCTTTACTCTTAAATATCCAAACATAAAAAGATCAGAGTTTGCTCCAATACAGGCATTTATTATAAAACAAAGAAGTTCTAAGGAAGATTTTACAGTAACTTTTCCAAGTTACTTAAATGCTCAAGGTAATGAAACAGGAAGTGTTTTAGTTAATGGTGTTCATGCTGTTGGTGATACAACTATTGCAATGGACGCATTTGCTAGTGATGGTGCTGGAAGATTTAAAGCTGGAGATTTAATTAAATTTGCTCATTCAAAAGTCTACATGGTTGTCAGCGATGTAACTTCTTCAAGTAATGCGGCAACTGTAACAATAGAGCCACCCTTAACCACAGCTTTATCAAACAATGAAGTAGTAACTTATGATGATGTTCCATTTACTGTATTTTTAAAAAATGACATTCAACAGTTTCCATCGCAAAATGTTACATCTGGAGGAGAGTTATTATATACATTTGAAATAGATGTTGAAGAAAGTATTTAATCATGGCAAGAGGATTAACTTCTGCTGTTAAGACAGAATTAGCTACACAAAGGATTAGACCTATTTATTTAATTGATATTGGATTTCCAACACCAATATTTTTAACTAATTGCTCTTTTCCAATCACATCTTCTGTTAGTGGATCGTCTCAAACATATTCAAATTCATCTCATTTGTTACAAATAACAAATGTTGTTGAAAGCAATTTGCCAGTACGAAACTCATTAAAAGTTGTGTTATCAGGTGTGGATCAAACTTTCATATCTATTGTTTTAGGCACAAGTGTAATAGGCGATGTTGTAAGAATCTACAGAGGTTTTTTAGATGATAGTAATGCTGTAATAGCTGATCCTTTTTTATTATATTATGGAACTATTGATGAATACGATGTCGTAGATAATACTTCTGAATGTAAAATAAGTTTAATTGTTACTTCTCATTGGGGTCAATTTGATAAAATAGGTGGTAGAACAACATCAAATAACTCTCAACAGAAATTTTTTTCTGGAGATAAAGGTATGGAATTTGCCGCTTTAAGTATTTCAGATATTAAATGGGGTAAAGAAGTATAATGGGTTTTTTTAGTGGTGTAATTAATTTTGTAAAAGATGTTGTTGATACTGTAGTAGATGTAGTAACTGATGTCGCAGAAGAAGTTATAAGTTGGATAGTACCTGAACCACCAGCACCACCTGAATTTACTGAAAATGTTCAGGAGCAAGAAAATCGTGGAATTTTAGTTAATAAAATTTTAGCTAATTCAAGTGTACCAGTCGTTTATGGTACAAGAAAAGTTGGTGGAAATATTGTCTTTTTAGAATCAAGTGGAACAGATAATGAGTTCTTGTTTATGGCTCTAGTTTTATGTGAGGGCGAAATAGATAGTGTTCAAAAAATATTTATTAATGAGAACGAAGTTACTTTTACTGGAGCATTATCAGACAACACAGAAAGAACAGTTGCAAGTTCTGATTCTAATTATTTTAAAGATGGTGAAAGTTTATTAACTGTAAGATGTCATTTAGGTTCTGATAGCCAATCTGCATCGGCTTTATTAACACCTTTATCAAGCTGGACTAGCAATCATAGACTTAGAGGTCTTGCTTACATTGCTTTAAAATTTAAATGGAATACAGATGCTTATGGTGGATTACCAACTGTTCAAGCATTAATAAAAGGTCGCAAAATATATAATCCTAATTTAGATAGTACTGTGACAGGAGGAAGTGGTTCTCATCGTGCCGATACATCATCAACTTGGGAATACTCAGACAATCCAGTATTTCAAATGCTTGATTATTTGCGTAATTCTACTTTTGGTATGGGTATCACAAATGAATATTTTGATTCAAATTTTGCTGATTGGCAAACTGCTGGAGATGTTTGCGATGCAAATATTACACCTTTTAGTGGAGCAAGTCAGATTGATTTGATTGATTCTCATGCTGTTTTAGACACATCAAAAAGATCTATAGAATTAGTAAAACAGCTTGTAACTGGTTCTCGATCTTTTTTAAATTATACTGGCGGTAAATACAAAATCACAGTTGAAACATCAGGATCAGCTTCAATAACTTTAGCTGAAGATAATATTATTGGTGGTATTGGTGTAACCAGCACAAATAAGAACACAAGATATAACCGAGTTATTGTAAATTATATAAATCCTGAAAAAAATTATCAAAGCGATCAGGCACAGTTTCCTCCAGTTGATGAAACAGGATTGAGTAGTGATGACCAACATTCAACTTTAAAAACTGCTGATGGTGGTATTTTGTTAGAAGGCAAGTTTAATTTTCCAACAATTACCAGTACATATCAAGCACAAGAAATGGCTGAAATAATTTTAAGAAGATCAAGGTCTGTTTTGAATGTAAGGTTGTTGGCTGATGCTACTGCTATGGATTTACTTGTAGGAGATATTGTAAATGTAACTCATGCGACACCAGCTTTTTCAGCAAAACCATTTAGGGTTGCTGGTATGACAATAAATGATAACTGCACAGTTGCTTTACAATTGACTGAACATCAAGATAGTTTTTACACTTTTGGTACACAACAAGAAGTGGCAGCTATACCAGACACGACTTTACCTAACCCTTTTGTTATACAGCCGCCAGCCGCAGTAACTCTTTCAGATGAAATGATTGAGTATAATGATGGTGGTGTTTTGACTAGACTAAATGTTGTAATCTCTGAGTCTCCAGATAAATTTGTAGATGAATATGAGGTCGAAGCAAAACAAACCTTAGATATTGATGGAAATGCTGTAACAGACAGCTTTAGAGTGATTGGACGAGGCACAGCTTTAACTTATCAATTCTTAAATGTGATTGATGGTGCAACCTATCAAGTAAGAGCTAGAGCCATAAATACATTAGGTGTAAAATCAACTTTTGTTTCAACAACAAGAAAGATAGTTGGTCAAACTGCTGTTCCGTCTGATGTTACTAATTTTGGTATAAATGTTATTGGGGATCAGGCTATATTAGGCTGGACTGCAATACCTGATCTTGATTTAGATTTTTATACATTAAGGTTTTCTACAGATTTAGTTAACCCTACTTATAATAATAGTTTTGATTTAGTTGCAAGGATAGGGAGACCAGCGACTTCAATAACTGTTCCATTAAAAACAGGGTCGTATTTAATTAAAGCTGTAGATAAATTAGGAAACCAATCAGCTAATGCAACAATAGTTTCAACCAATATTGCATCGGTAAATTTTGTAACACAAACAACTATAAACGAACATACTGCATTTTCTGGAACTAAGACTAACTGTTCTGTAATTTCAAGAAACTCGGCTAATCACATTGCACCTACTATTTCTGGTACTTTAGGAAACTCAGGAGCAACAGTTCCAGCAAGTTCTATCTACGCATTCAATAATACGATTGATTTGGGTGCAAAACTAAAGGCATTGTTTTCAGCAACTATAACCCAGTTTGTTGAAGATGTATCTGAGTTCTTTGATGGTGGTAGACCTAGTGCAAGTACATTGTTTGACGATGGACAGCCAGCACCTTTTGATGGTGCGGCAGAAGCAAACGCATCTACAATATTACAGATTGCAACAAGTGATGATAATTCAACATTTACAGATTTTGCTCCCTTCGTAGTTGGAGAGCATATAGGAAGATTTTTTAAATTTAGAGTATTGTTTGAGTCGAGAGATACAAAAGCTAGATCACTAATATCTAATCTATCGGTTACAGCCAGTCTTGCCAAAAGACAAGAGAGTGGCAATGATATTTCTAGTACGACTAGCACAAGTGGAAAAACTGTAACATTTGATCATGCTTTCAAATTAGTACCTGCAATCGGTATAAGTGCTCAGAATATGGCAACAGGCGATTTCTACACTATTACTAGTAAAACAGTATCAGGATTTGTAATAGAATTTTTTAACTCAAGCGGATCAACAGTAGATAGAACATTTGACTTCATCGCTGAAGGTGTAGGTCAGGTAATAACATAAGGAGAAAATATGAGCCAAGTATCACAAATAACAATCGATAACCAAGCATTTAGTACATTCAGAACTGCAATGAATAATAGCTTCGGTGCATTAAATACAGGACACATTGGTAGCTCAAGACCAAGCTCTGCGGCTGCTGGAACTATGTGGCTTGATAATTCTGTTACCAATACGATTACAATGAAGTTGTTTGATGGCTCAGATGACTTGACTCTTTTTTCAGTAAATACCTCAACAAATGCAGTTACTTTACCATCAACAGTAAGCATAACGGAAACTGATCCTTCAGCTATTCCGTTTGCGATTGCATTAGGCTAACAAATCAAGTAAAAGGATAAAATCATGGCAAATAACTTTTCGGTCATAGAAACAACAGTTTCTAACAATAGTGCGGCTACAGTCGTATCAACAACTTCAAACAAACAAATAGTAGTAGGAATGAACTTAGCGAATACTGGAAGTTCATCTATCGCTGTTGATGTGAAAGTGAATGATGGTTCAAATAACTTCTTTATTGTAAAAGATGTAAGTATTCCCATCAATTCAAAGGTTGAAATTATAAAAGGTAAACTTGTTCTTGGGAGCGGTTATTCAGTAACAGTACAATCAGATGCATCAGGTGGCGATCTTGATGTAGTTGTTTCGTTACTAACCGATGTAACATAATGCACGATACAAATGATATATTTTATGTAGGTTCAAAAGCTGGCATTGATGATGTAGACTTGCTTCATAAATCTGACATAAGCAAATCTTTTGAAATACCAAGTGACAGCAATTCTCTTATGGTCGGTACTGTTACCTTTTCTGGTACTGTAACTGTAAGCGGAACACTTGTAATTATATAGGAGTAGATATGGGTGTAGAAATAGACGGAGTTAATAATAAAATTGACTTTGATGATGATAAAGATACCAGTATATCATCATCTTCAGATGATGTATTAGTATTTGAAGCTGGCGGCACAAATACCATGCACATAATAAATGGCAAAGTTGGTATTGGTACAAGCTCTCCAGCAAAACATTTGTCTCTAAAAACAGACGGTGGTGGTGCAGCTGTTGGTATAGATATTCACAATCAAGGCACTGATAATGCTGATGATGCCCTTATAACTTTTGAAACACAAGGACATAGAAATTTTTCTCTTGGTATTGATAGAAGTGAAAGTGCTTTTGTGGTTATGTCAGAGGCAGACGGATTAGGAACACCAAGAATAACTGTTGATGACGATGGTAATGTTGGTATCGGTGAGTCTAGTCCTGATTCAAGACTTCATGTAAATGAAACTATTGATGTTGCTTATAGTGTCAATGATTTTACTCTTGATTCAAATGTTTTATTAAAATTAGAAAACCCAAGCACAACAAGTGCCGCTTTTTCAGCCATGCAATTTAGAACTGGTAGTGGTGCAGATCTATTCTTTGGTGGAGTACAAGGAAGTGGAAACAGAGGGGAGTTTGTATTCGCAAGGCAAGATGCAACAGATGTAGAACTTTTAAGAATTAATGCTGATGGTAATTTGTTACTCGGCACATCTTCTTATGCTGCTGGACAAACCGCAAAACTATTACAACCAAGTCAAATTTTTAGTACTCGTAGCGTCACAGGTCAAGCTGGGCATATTTCTTTTCAAAATCCTAATGGTGGTGTGGGAACTATTACAACATCTGGCAGTGCTACTACTTATAGTACCTCCTCTGATTATAGATTAAAAGAAAATGTAAATTATGACTTTGATGCAACGACAGAATTAAAAAAGTTAAAACCAGCTAAATTTAATTTTAAAGCTGACCCAGATACAACTTTAGAGGGGTTTTTAGCACACGAAGTATCTGACATAGTGCCTATTGCAGTAACTGGTAAAAAAGATGAGTTAGAGGTTTGGGAGGCAGATGAAAAATTACCTGATGATGTTTCTGTTGGTGACAATAAACTTGATGATAGTGGTAACACAATTCCTAAATACCAAGGAATAGACCAATCAAAACTTGTTCCATTACTTGTGAAAACAGTACAAGAACTAGAAGCAAGAATTACTGAACTGGAGAACGCATAATGACATCAAAAATTAAAGTAGATACGATAGAAGAAAAAACATCTAGTAATGGAGTAAGTATTGATGGGGTAGTTTTGAAAGATAACGCACTTACATCGGCTGGAGCAACACTTACAGATAACATAACATTTAGTGCATCTGGTAAAGGTATTCATTTAGGTGTAACTTCTGCAACAGCATCAAACTTGCTTGATGATTATGAAGAAGGTACATTTACACCAGTTGTTTCTGACGCAGAAAGTGGTGGTAACACAGCTTCAATCGGTTTTAAGTCTGGTGTTTATGTTAAAGTAGGCAATATTGTTACTGTTATGGTTAATATGTTCAACATAAACAAAAGCGGTATGACATCTAGCAGCAATGTTAATTTTCAAGGATTGCCTTTTGCGGTTTCAAACGATTTTTTTAGTCATGTAACAGGGGTTTGTGATGTAGATTTAGTCGATTTTAATGCTTATGTTACTTTTTTGGCATTTAATAATTTATCAAGAGGTTTGTTTAGAAACATTCGTGACAATGATACTGATTTAGCAATAACTGTGTCAAACTTATCCGCACAAGATTCAGATATAAATTTTACAATTACATACAAAACAGCATAATTTTTTAAGGAGAAAAAAATGGCAATAACAAAAGAAACAGAAATAGCTAAAATAGAGATCGTTGGACAATACAAAGCTATTCAAGTTAGAACTGATACCGTTATTAAAGAAGATGGTAAAGAAATATCACGTTCAGCACACAGACACGTTAAACACCCTGATGATGATATGACTGCTGAAGATGCAGAAGTTCAAGCGGTGGCAAACGCAGTATGGACTGAAGATATAAAATCTGCTTGGGCAAATTATAAAGTCCAACAAAATATCTAAAGGTGTAACATGAGTGAATTAAGAGTAGATACAATATCAGAAAACACTAGTGGATCTGGTACGACTGTAAGTAATCTAAAGAATCCTAATCAACCGTTTAGAAATTTAATTATCAATGGTGATATGAAAATTTCACAAAGGACAACTTCCACTTCAGGTGTTAGCACCACTGGTAATTTTATTTTAGATAGGTGGAAATGTAATGTAGATTTTTTAGGTGCATTTACA